GAGCGTGACAACCTCCTTAAATTCCTTGGCAGCCTGAAAGCCGGTTTCTCCAAAGAGATGAATGATAATGGAGTATCCCAATCCGTGACCGCAAAGACGGGGATCACGACCGTGGGTGAGGTTGCCGTACCAAATCCGGTTAAATTGCAGCCCTACCGGACCTTCTCAGAGATTGAGCAACCCGCTTCTGATTTCGTTTTCCGTATCCATGGTGGGGAGGACGAGCCTGCTTGCGCCCTGTATGAAGCCGATGGGGGAGCCTGGAAGTTGGAGGCGATTCAGCGTGTTGCGGCATGGATCAAAGAAAAGCTGCCGGAAGTGGCGGTTATTGCGTAATGAGTCCTTCATCCCCTAAGCCTTACCGCCCGGAAGAACTTGACCCACCAGATCCTTTCGACGTTGAGCAGCATCAAATTGACTTTTTCAGGTCAACCGATAAAGGGCGGGAGCTTTGGGATTTTTTGGTGGAGTTTGAGCGTCTTGATAAGGAGCATAAAAATGGGATGCGACGGCAAAAACATGATGGCAAACGAACCGCTAAAAATAATCCATGCCTTGGTAAGCGAACAGGCCAAAAATGAAGGGTTATGGTTCATCGCTGAGACAGCACCGGAGGGATATCTGCAAAAGCATTTGCGGAATTTGCACGCGCTGGTTGAGTTGCTGTGGTCAAAGACGGGAGGTGATGGATGAAATGCCCAAAGTGTGGATCAGACGTTGAGATGATGGATAGCATCAACATGGACAAAATAGAGTTAATGATACAGCGAGGTGACGCTGTTGGTAAGAAAATCGAAAAACTTGTGAAAAAAATTATCCTGGAGAGGGATGATAATCTTGTATTTATGAGGAGTTTATGTCCCATTGGAAATTCAACAGAGATGGATAGACAAATGGTGAGAATAAAATGAACTATCAGATTACAGGATTATGCCCGAGGGATGATATAACGATGGGTCGGTGGGGTTTCGGGATACGGTTGTTCCCAGGCTTCAAGGATGATGTCGGGTTGTCAGGGATAGATGGAAACCAGGTAGAGATAGCCATAAAAAACATGGGTAGAGGGTGGCTTGACGGATGCGGATATAACAAGCTCACCGAATATGACGGAAGAATCAAACCCCTATACAGCCCCAGGGAGATTCGAGTTTCATGGGGTGAATGGGGTCCAGAACACATAAGCGTTCCTGGAAATGCCTGTGGGTTAGACCTAGGCGATGGGGTAAGTGGACCTCCAGGTGGAAAGATATTGCAGCCTCACAATATAGATTCGATGTCTCAAGCGATGCTTTTGACGATAGTTTTCACATGGTTTGCAGAAATTATTTATTTTTTTGCTGAGGATAAAAAGGAACAATGATTTACGCGATAGCGGCAATAATACAAAAAAAGGAGATTGAAGCCCATTGCCGTCAATGTGCCCACCTAGTTTTGGGAGGCATTGACATGGGAGAGTGGGGGCCGTTTTGCGCTTGTTACTATGATGATTGCCCACATGAGATCAAGAAGACGCCCGTCATTGGGTCCGTGCATGGGGAGGATGTTTGCGTACGAAAATTGGAGGATCAATAAATGGAACAAGAATGGATGGAAAACTTTTATGAACTGTATGATGGGCGTGATATCCGTTCTTTCGCTTTGGCCGCGGCTGCAAAGCAGAATGGTGCTTCCTTAAGAAAAGTTAGCTGAAGCGGGTAATACCCCTGGGAGCCATGAAGTAGAATCACAAATAATGCTTATCGAGGCAAGGATGCACGCAAGGGTAAAGCAGGGGGTATGGCATAGCGTAGAGGAATTACATGCGCTGAGTCATATCCTAGATGAAGTGGTTAAAGGAATTTGATCCTTGACAGTTGCCGCCCAAAAATTAAAGAATCCTGTTCTGAAACCTGTCGAGGTTGCAGAATACCTCCGCAAATCAAAACGATGGGTTTACAAAAATGCCGCCGAATTGGGAGAGGGCCCGGCGCAACGGTCAACTCTTTTTCCCACCCCGTAACGTGCCGAACAAGCCGCTCAGCAACTGGTGGATCTTGTCGTCCTTTGCGGTGGGGGTGAGAATGGCCAGCCCCTTCAACAGCCCTAAAGCGATTGTTGTTGCCAGCCAATTCCCACTTATCCATTCCATAATGATAGGGTCTAAATTGATCACGGCTTATACCCAAATAGGGCATCAGCAATCCGCATCAGCATATCATCCCATTCCTGGTCGGGGTCGTTTACTGCCTTCAGTAGAATCGGCCTCATCACTGCGTACAACGGTCCCAGCAGACTTAAAATAATCTTTGCATAATCCATTACGTTCTCCTCCCTTTGAGTTTTTTAGAAATCCATTTATACATCGTTTAAGTACGCAAATTCTCCGAATAAATGTCTCGCAGCATCATTATAAGCTATCGCTGCGACTTCTGGTGCAGCGAATACCCCGAGACAATGTATCTTCCCGTTTTTTTGGATTCTAGCCATCCACACTTGGGCTGATGTAGACCAAAATACGCCTTTATAACCAGATTTATTGTTAGACTGCATTCCAGAATTAAAAACATTCTGTTGTTGAGTGCATAAGCGCAGGTTGCTACGTGAATTAAGTAAACCATCTCTGTTTATATGGTCAACCTGTGAATCAGGTTCGCCCATTATGATGCGATGGATATATGTGGTTTTCCTATTTAGGCTTGTTGAGCAATAAGATATGTGGTGGGTTTTTAGTAAAGACCATCTATATTTAGAAACCAAGTGATAATCAGACGCATCTACAATAGCTTCACCTATTTTCTGGGAACGCTTATTATAAAGATGAATTCTTACTAAATCACCATCAACCGTAAATTCATTAGGGTCGTGGGTTGTCCTTGAACGGACTCCACCCATAGTCCTAACCTGATTATAATGTCTTCCGCATAAGCATTTTGAGAAAGAAGGTTGATCACATCCATCAACTTTACAAATAGGGTTGTCTAAAAGACCATCTCGCCTGTATTCATAATAATGTTTCCGACAAAAGCCTTTTGCACTGCATGGTTTGTCGCATCCTTCAACTTGACAGATTTTTGTTGGTTTGGTATGCTGATTTTTCATGGCAGCCATATCTCCAATATATGGGTTGTCGATTAGAAACGGCAGTGAGTTAGCCCTCATTGTCGTTTCGTTATTTATAGCAAGATTAAGCATCTATGTCAAGTTCCCAGCCTCATCCTTTCACTAAGCTCTCTGCATCTCGTAGGCGTTTGGCGACCCCAAAGGGAATTGATCATCTCCGTTGCTGCCAGGTCAAAATCCCCAGCGTGGACCGCTACAAACATTTTTTTGAAACCCAATAACCCCGAGTATCCGAGTTGAAATATCATCTCGATCAATACGCCACGCCTGGTGTCGTTGCATTTATGTCGAATGAAATCAGGCAAATTGCTATATTGCTGTTCTGCCCGGTCAATGTCGTTTTGCAGCATGGTGTTGGCTTCCTGGGGGGATATGCCTGTTTCCGATAAATTACGGCCCCATCCGATTGTCAAATAGCCCTCTGTGTCCAGGTATGGGAACAACCGCAAGCCCTCATGTTGTCTGATTTTATCTTCCAGTTTGTCCATTACAGCCCCGTTCAATAAGACTTCCATCGTGCGTATTTTTCGTTTGCATATCGGGTGACCCTCAGCAGAAGTTCAATTTTGAGGGGTTTAAGCAGGATATCTGTAAATGGGGAACCGATTAGATAGCCTTTCTGGAACGCTTCCAGCGCACCCGTTATACAGATCCGGACAATGTACGGGTTATGCCTCTGAATCATCCCAGCAAGGGTGGCACCGTCTACATGATTTTCCAACCGCATATCACATATCAAAATGAACGGTTCAACGCGTTTGCAAAGTTCAAACGCTTCATCAACTTTGGATGCAGTATGAACCTCATATCCCTCTGGCTCAAGAATACGTCTCACAAGATCCAGGATGGATTCTTCGTCATCAACGACTAACACCCGTTTATTCATGAGGATAATCCCTTCGCATTTAGTAACATGCCTATCTGGGTTTCGATCCGCGATATGGTAGCGCCCAGCTCCACTTGGGATTTGTGGAAGGCCGTGTCGGAATCGCTCAATCCGTCCTTTATCTCGCTAATGTCGGTCTCGATTCTAACAACACGTTGATACGTCTCCGCTGAGTGTATAGCACCGGGGCAATCTGCAATCGCATCGGCACAAGCATCTTTTCGTTGGTAATCATCCATATGGCATCCCTCGATCGCTTTGTCGTGTTTTTTTACGCGTTCGTTTAGGCGGCCCCAGGCTATACCGCCTGCCAGGGCCATGAGCACGAACGCGACAACCTGCCCAACCAATTTTAGATCAACATGAGCTTCCATTTATACAGCTCCTACGATTATGCACAGTGTGATTAGGGCCAGGCCCATTGCTAAGAGCATGATTTTAATGTCTGGGTCCATGACGTCATCCTTTAGCTCAATGAATAATATCGGTCTACTTTGTCCATAATACCCGCGCTTAAGTAAACGTATAGAATTTTCCGATTCGACGGATCGTTGTTAAAAATGGGAGTTCTTCCGTGTATGCCTCCATTTGTTCAACAATAACTGTCGAGCTGGTAAATAAAACATACCGATGATCGTCAATGGTGAATTGCAGTTGAAGGCACGGCAGTGTTTTATGGAATTTGCTGCCACTCAGTTTATACCCCAGGACGGTAATTTCCTTGTCGAACACGTCCGTGATGCTGAGCTTCTCACCGTCTAGCGGTCGATGTTCTTTCGCGAAATCTCCAAACCGCTTTTTGACATCAGGCACGGTGCGCTATTGCCTCCATTTCAGCAATCCGCAGGGCCATCTTTAAATTGTGCGCATTTGCCCACTTTAACCAACCTATGGTGGACGCCAAAGACGAACGGTATTGATCCACGGTTATCCTTCCCTTGGCTAACAGCCAGGGCAGGGCCTTCAACCTTTTCTTGACCCGCTTGGCGGTTGACTTGCGAACCAGGATATATTTTTGGAAATGTCGGTATCCCAAAAAGTCCACCCCGTTTGATACGGGAAACAGATCGCATTTGCTCAACGTCATTTTGAGTTTTGTCAGCACAAAATCTTTGATAATCAATGCCATGTCGCCCAGATAATGTTTATCGTCGTGAAACACGCAAAAATCATCACAATACCGGATATAGTTCTTGACGTGATGTTCATGCTTTAGAAATTGATCCAGTTCGTTCATGTATAGATTCCCGAACCACTGGCTTGTGAAATTCCCGATAGGAACATTTGCACCCCCAGGGAATGAGTAAATAATGTCTTTAATAAGCCAGAGCGTGTCACGACACTTTATCTTCCGCCTGACTATGTCATACAAAACATCATGATTAACGGACGGATAGAATTTCGAGATATCCATTTTCAGGCAATACCGGTATTTCCTCACATATTCCATGGTCTTTTGGCTTCCGGCGTGAATGCCTCGGCCTTTCCTGCACGCATACGAATCGTGGATGAACAGGGCGTCCCATATCGGTTCCACAATGTTCATCAACGCGTGCTGTATGATTCGATCCGGGTTAAATGGCAGGATATAGATGGTCCGGGCCTTTGGCTCAAAAATGGCTTTTGTTTTGTACGGGGCGGTTGTGAATGTTTTATTGATCAGGCTGTCTTGAATTTTAAACATATTATGGTCGAATCGCTTGTCAAAGCGCTTGATGGTATCTTGCCATGTTTTCCCCTTGCGGGCGGCCTTATACGACTCATACAGGTTGTGCATGTCGGTTATTCGGTCCCATAAGTTGCCATGTCGTTTCATGTTGTATAGCTTCGGGGAGCGTTCGGCTTTATGCCTACTAACTCCCCAACGCTCTCCGCTATGTATTTTACTCCAGGGGGTTTCCCTGAAATATGGCCGATAGGTTCAGCCAGGAGTTTCGCTCTTTAAACCCTGTATCCGTGCACCTGCGCCTGCCGATATTCGTATTCGTATTCCAGCGATAGTTATT